TACGAACAATCCATAAAAGGGTTAAACAGTTTCCACATCTCAGAACTTCACTGGGAAAATGACCCTAGATTTACAAAGGATTTATATTGGGTAAAAACAAAAGATATTGTGCATTTCCTATTAAACATGGAAGATTATGATGAAACGGAATTTTTACATGAAAAAGACTTAGATAAATTTACAGATTTAATTAGAAATGGTTATAAACCGTGTTCTGATTGGTTTGAGAGTATGGTTAAAAAACTTAAGTATGATAGAAGAAAAATATCACAAGAGTTAGAGAGTGCCTTTTTAGGTTCTGGGGATAATGTAATACCAGTGGAGACAATAGAAAGGATAAAAAATGAAGATATTAGAGACCCAGAAGAAATGTTTGTGGGTAATCAGTTATGGGTCTGGGAAAAACCAAAGGAAGGACATAGATATATTTTAGGTTGTGACGTTAGTAGGGGAGACTCGGAAGATTTTACTTCTATTATTATAATTGATTTTGATGAAAGATGTCAAGTACTGGAATATTTGGGTAAGATACCACCAGATTTAGCTGCTGATATAATATATAAATGGGGTACCATATATAAGGCTTATGTTGTTACCGATATTACAGGTGGTATGGGTGTAGCTACCTCCAGAAAATTACAAGAACTGGGGTATAAAGACTTATACGTTGAAGGGATGAATACTGCCGACAAATGGAAGTACAACCCAAATGAAGGAACTAAAACACCAGGATTAGCATTTAACAATAAAAGAAGTCAAATTGTGGCTGCCTTTGAGGAGTCGTTAAGACATAAATTTACTATAAGGTCTAAAAGATTATTAAATGAACTTCACACATTTGTTTATATAAATGGAAAACCTAACCATATGAAGGGTAAACATGATGATTTAATTATGGCAATAGCAATGGCTTTATATGTGGGTGAAAATTCATTTTCACAATTAAAAAAAGCTGATAGTTTAACCAAAGCTATGTTGGATGGTTGGACAACCTCAAATAGTGATAATGGGTCCACACAAGAACCAGAACATAGAAGACCACAACAAAATACTGGAATTTTAGGCATTCCAGGAAATCACAGTAATGATAGTAGACAACAATATAAAGACTATGGTTGGCTATTCGGTAAAGTCCGATAACAAATGATTTACTATTTATAAAATAATTAATATTATTAAACAACATGGCAAATAACTTCACAATATATCAAAGGTTAAGTAAATTATTTGGGCCGGGAGGACCTACACAACAGGAACCCTCATACCAAAAATTTAAACTAGGCCCAAAAGACATTCTTAAAACAGACTCTAAAGATGAGTATGAAAAAGAAAAGTTGCAAATGCAACAATCACTATATCTATCAAATCAATGGCAAAAGATAGATAATGAACTTTACACTAAATCAGTTTACTATGAACCTACAAGGTTAGCTTCATACTATGATTATGAATCTATGGAGTTTACACCAGAAATTTCTGCAGCTTTGGATATATATTCTGAGGAAGCTACAACACCTTCTGAAAAAGGTTATATGTTAGCCATTTATTCAGAGTCCACTAGAATTAAATCTATATTAGGTGATTTGTTTAATAATATATTAGACGTTAACACTAATTTACCTATGTGGATTCGTAACACTTGTAAATATGGAGATAATTTTGTCTACCTTAAAATAGACCCAGAAAAAGGAATTATTGGTGTTAATCAGTTACCTAATATTGAAATAGAACGAAATGAGGGACATAGTGCATTAAACCAAATAAGTAATGATGACCCTAGTGCTCATAAAGTAGAATTTAAGTGGAGAGAAAAAGATGTAAAATTTAGTTCTTGGGAAGTTGCACATTTTAGACTACTGGGTGATGATAGAAGATTACCTTATGGTACTTCTATGTTAGAAAAATGTAGAAGAATATGGAAACAGTTATTATTAGCTGAAGACGCGATGTTAGTTTACAGAACTTCTAGAGCACCAGAAAGAAGGGTATTTAAAGTATTTGTTGGTAATATGGATGATAAGGACGTGGAAGCGTACATACAAAAAGTAGCAAATAAATTTAAAAGGGACCCAGTTGTGGACCCGACAAACGGAAATGTGGACTTAAGAATGAATCAAATGGCGGTAGACCAAGATTATTTTATACCAGTTAGAGACCATGCAGCACCAAGTCCAATAGATACTTTACCTGGAGCCACTAACTTAAGTGAAATAGCAGATATAGAGTACATACAAAAAAAATTACTAGCTTCACTAAGAATACCTAAAGCTTTTTTAGGTTTTGAGGAAGTGGTTGGTGAGGGTAAAAATTTAGCACTATTAGATATTAGATTTGCTAGAACAATAAATAGGATACAAAAAGCTATTATACAAGAGTTAAATAAAATAGCTATTATCCATTTATATGTGTTAGGTTTCGAGGATGAATTGGAGAACTTTTCTCTAGGGTTAACAAACCCATCGACACAAGCTGAATTATTAAAATTAGAACAATGGCAAACTAAAATCACATTATATAAAGATGCTGTTGGTGACCCTGGTAGTGGTATTGCACCGGTTTCAGCAACTTGGGCAAAGAAATTTATATTAGGGATGAGTGACGAGGAAATAAAACTAGACCTACAACAACAACGATTTGAAAAGGCTTTGGCTGGTGAACTAGAAACAACCTCTGAAGTAATTAAGAAAACAGGACTATTCAACACAGTAGATAAACTATACGGAGAACCACCAACAGAAGATGGGGGTGGAGAAAGTGCTGATGAAGAACCAGGATTAGATGCTGGTAGTGAAAGTGTAGCTGATTTTGATATGGGTGGTCCAGAAACTGAAGCACCTGGAGGTGGGGATGAAATTACAGAACCAGTACCTGCAGCGGAAGGTTTTAATAAAGAAAAAGGATTACCTTTATTAATGGAAGAAAAAGGGTTGTCTTTAGATGGTCTTAAAACAGTGGTTGATAGAGCAAAAAATAATATTGACGTTATAAATGAGGAAGTTGATTCATTATTAGAAGATTAAGTATATTTATTATAAAAGACACTTATGAAAAATTTTGGTTATTATAAAAATAATATAGACAGTATTCTTGAAAACTCATTTACTAATAGTGATAAGTTTAAAAGAAATTTATCGGTAGTTATGGGAGCTATGAAATACTCTAAAATCCTAAGAGAATTCTTTACATTATATAATGAAATAGAAAGTAAACATTTTGACAACTTAGAAAATTCTAGAGGTTATATAAATGAGGCGGTAACTTTTCTAAAAGAGAATAAAAGTAAATTAAATAAAGTCACGCCTATATTAGATAAAATTATCTTAGATAGAAAAGAACTTTGTACCGAAAAAAATAATAAGATTTATGAGAATATAGATAACGTAGTATTTAACGACTCAATTACAAATCTAGAAAGTATTAGTAATTCTAAAAAGTTTTTAAGTGAGAATACTTTGAAGATAAAAAAATCACCGATTAAAATTAAAAACCCTAAAATATTATCTCACGTATTATCTAAAAATTACGGTGAACAGTATGATACTAAACTTACTGAAAATCAACAAACTATTTTAAAAAATACCCTACTTATGACAGAGGATAGTCTAGGTTCTGAATTTAATAATGTTAAAGAAATAACTTTAAATAAAATTAATGAAATTTTAAAAGAATCTAAAGACGATAGTTTATCAGCAAAACTAGTGGAGGTTAAAAACGAAATTCGCGAATTAAACTCAACCAAAAAATCTTATATTAGGGTTAGGAGTCTCCTAGAGGACTTGAACTAAACATGTCTATTTTTTATATTTAATTATATAAAAAATATGAATATGATAAAACAAGGACGTGAGATTAACACTAAAATTTCGGATGTATTTAAAACATCTTATGGTACAGTAGATGTGTCATCTCTTAAATCAATATACTTAAATCTATCATCTTGGGCAGAACCACAGGAAGAATTAGTTAACTGGGAAAGACCAATTAAAAAAGTTAAAAACGATATTAAACATGCGGTATATGATGAGTTAGTTAAAACACCTTTTAAAGTAAAAACAATAGTAGATTTAGATTTAAGAGCTAGTGGGATAAAAAAAGGTAAAAGGAGTTTTTTAAGGTGTGAAATAACCTTATTCCTAAAAGACCTAAAACACAAAGATATTAAAGTATCATGCATATCAGATTCTATAAATCACATTACTGATAAAATTATAAATAAAACATTAATGTCATCACAAACATTTAAATTCCATAAGTCTAAAAAGTAACTACAGTTTTTTTACCCATAACCACTATTTATTTAAAAACAATATTATGAGAGTATTAGAAGCAAGAGAAATTGGTCATGGTATATTAGTTGAACATGATGGATATCTTTCACCTGATGACAACAAAGGTATATTAAAAGAAATGACTTCCGATGATTTTGGTGGTGAAATATATATGAACGCAATACTTCAAAAATACAACACACCCAATAGAAATGGCAGAATATATCCAGAAACAATTCTAAGAAGAGAAAATGAAAGATACCAAGAAGTTATAAAAAGAGGTGGTGCAATTTCTGAACTTAATCACCCAGAATCTTCACTAATAGATTTAGATAGAGCTTCTCATATTATCACAGAGACTTGGTGGGATGGCAATAGATTAATTGGTAAACTTAAACTATTAACTTCTCCTGGTTATTTAAAAGAAGGTGTAATTTCTTGTGTTGGTGATATGGCAGCCAATTTACTAAGACAAGGTGTTACATTAGGTATATCTTCCAGAGGTGTTGGTTCATTAACTAAGAATGGTGAATATAATGAAGTACAAGAAGACTTTGAATTGATTTGTTTTGATTTGGTTTCTTCCCCATCCACACCAGGGTCCTACCTCTTCAAAGAAGACGAAAAAGCGGACACCGTAGACGAGCCTACAGAGATGATAGAATCCTCAAAATCTGGAACGGTAGACAAGTCATTATCTATGATGTCAAAACTAGACAATTTCTTAAATAGATAAATTCCCAATAAAAACCCCAAAATAAGGATTTTTTACAATAAGATTATATTTATTATAAAACTACTTGCGTTATGCACTGTAGTATAATAACAATAAACGTAAAAAAATAAAAAAAAACGTGAGCGAATCAATTTTAGAAAAAGCGTTGCTCGAGGCGGAACAGTTGGAAGAAACTATGAAGTCTAATGCAAAAGAAATACTTTCTTCGACAATGAAGGAAGAAATTCATGAACTAGTAAAAGAATCGTTAAGTGAAGACGATTACCTTAAGGAGCAAGAAGAAGAAGAAGAAGTTGATGTTTTAGATATTGAAGATGACATGATGGTTGATGAACCGGAAATGGAATTAGATATGCCTATGGACATGGAACTTAGTATTGAGGACGAGACAGACGACGTAGAGTTACCTGAACTGCCACCTCTAGATTTAACATTAGCATCCGATGAAGAAGTATTAAAAGTATTTAAAGCAATGGGAGACGAAGATGGAATCATTATCCAACAAGATGATGACGAAATTGCGTTAACCGACAATACTACTGATACGGAATACATCATTAAATTAGAAGAAAGTAAAAAATCAAAAAAAATGAGAAAACCAATTAAAGAAACTAAATACATGGATGAAATGGAAGACATGGAAGAAACTAAGTACATGGATGAAATGGAAGATATGGATGAAATGGAAGATATGGAAGAAGTTGTTTATGAAATTGAGCTATCTGAAGATGATGTTATGGGTGTTGACGCACCTGAATCTGAAAAAGCATTAGATGACCGTGATATGGAAACTGATGATTTGGCAGAAGGAGGAGCAAAAAAAGGTGACCAATCCGCAACTCATAGAGATTATATGAAGGAAGGTGGTGCTAAAAAGGGAGACCAATCAGCAACACATAGAGATTATATGAAGGAAGGAGGAGCAAAAAAAGGTGACCAATCTGCATCTCATTTAGATTATGAAGGTGAGATGAAAGAAGGTGATGATTATGGAGGTAATAAAAAAGACTATCATAGACATATGAATTCTGCAGGACGCAAAACCAAAACTGGTGATGTAGGTGGTGGAAAATATGGAAAAGGTGGTCACTTCAAAGACTACGAAGGTGAAATGGATGAAGCTTCAAGAACTTTAGGGTTCGGAAGAGAATCTGGTGGTAAACACAAACCTTCTGGAATTAGAAAAGCAATCTCTAACAATCGTAACCTTGGTGAAAGTCGTATAAGAAAGTCCTACAATCTTCTTAAAGAAGAGGTAGAAACTTTAAAAGTTAAAAATTCTGACTATAAGAAAGCTTTGACAACTTTTAGAGATAAACTGAATGAAGTAGGTGTGTTTAATTCAAATTTAGCTTACGTAACACGTCTATTTACTGAACATTCAACTACCAAGAAGGAAAAAATCAACGTGTTAAAACGTTTCGATGGTGTAAATACATTGAAAGGTTCTAAACAGTTGTATAAGGTAATCAAAGAAGAACTTTCTCAGGAAGTAGCTAAAAAAACTACAAAAACAATTTCTGAGTCGGTTGAGCAAAAAATTACTAAATCACCTACTAGTGGTGGAAGTAAACTATTGGAATCAAAAGTTTATGAAAACCCTCAATTTAGTAGGATGAAAGACTTAATGTCTAAACTATAATAAACGCTTTTTAAAAACTAAAAAAAAAACTATGGGAGCACTATTAGAATCAGGTATGGTTGGTAACATCGGGTTAAAACACCTTAAAGTTATCAAAGAAGATACCTTAAACAAATGGAACAGTCTTGGTTTCCTTGACGGACTTAAAGGTCACGTTAGAGAAAATATAGCTCAGCTATATGAAAATCAAGCAACAAACCTAATCAACGAAGCTACAACAGCTTCTGATTCAGGTTCATTCGAAACAGTTGTTTTTCCAATTATTAGGAGAGTATTCTCTAAATTATTGGCAAACGATATCGTTTCTGTACAAGCTATGAACTTACCAATTGGTAAATT